CCACCCATTTATGCTATATTCTTTATACTATAATAGGAGAAAAAAAATGTATATAGTTAAATTTAATTTGAATATGCTAAACCACCCATTCCAGAAAGAATGCGGAGGACGTTATAATTAACAGCATATACATTAATAATACCACTAACAGCAGAATTATCTGATCCAGTTTTTACTTTAACATCTAATATAGCAGTATCAATGCGAGACATATTTAAAGTTCCGGATGGTTGATGTTCTTCTGGTTTTAAGGCAAAAGAATAAACATTAATTCCTCTATTAAGAGGAATATTTGTATGATGTTGATAAGGTTGAACTAAATTGAAATAATTTCCATTGCGAACATTGAAACGATCATTGCCATTTAATTGTAATAAACATGTTTCAAAAGGATTAACTATTTTAGATGTACTAATATCTGCAAATGGAATATAACTATCTTGTAAATATTTATTTACAGAAGCAGCAGTTAACTCACTTACTCCACCAGTACCATCATCATAAGTAACTGAAAATTCTGATACTTCTGCTCCTGCTTGAATAACACCTAAACCTAATGGTAATAAGGAATTTGCATCAACTGCTGGATTTGCAGAAGGAACACCTGCTGGAAGAGTTGTATCAATAGTATAATTATACCATTGACTTGTTAATGTTGTTGGTTTAGCAACCCATATTAATTCTTTACATGGATGATTAAAATTTAATTTAATGCGAGAACCAGAACCATTTAAAGTTTCTTGTCCAGTAAATTGTAATTGTTCAATTAAATATTCATGAGATAACTGAGCAAATTTGCGACGTTCATCAGTATCTAAATAAATATAATCAACCCATAACATTGGATTATTTAATTTAATTCCAGTAGTTACAGGAGCAGCAGTGCTGTTAAGTTTATACATACAATTAGCAGCACTTTCAAATTCTATTTTAATTTTAACTTCATGATATTGAAGAGCTATTAAAGGTAAAGCAAGACCAATATTGCGACAGAACCAGAACTCAAGGGGAATAAATAAAGTTGTAATTCCATCTGTACCATATACACCAGAATTTAATGCATCACGATCAGCACCAATCATACTATCATAAGCATAACGTTTGCCACGAGGAAGAGATAATTCATTCCATATATATAACCAATCAGAATAATGTTTATCTATTTGTTGACCGCCAATTTCAATAGAAACAGATTTTAATAATCGTAATCCTAAATAATTAACATATGATTGTAATGGTGAGCCGATATTTGTTCCATTTGTTACATCAGTAGTAGCATTAATACCAACTTCAAGATAAGTGCGATGTATTAAATCACCATTACGAGATATTTGACAATAAACGGTATTTCCATAATCAGGTAAACCGCTAAAAGTTTGTTGTATAGCTTCCATAGCAAAATTTGTATGTCGGCGATATACAACTTTAAAAAAAGTAATTTGAGGATTGCCAGTTAAATAAACATCCTGAGCACCATAAGCAACAAGTTGAAGAAGACCACCACCCATTTATGCTATATTCTTTATACTATAATAGGAGAAAAAAATATATTGAATAAGATATATAAAAGCATATCCGCATTTTTTATTATATATGTTTAAAGATAAAACATCTAAAAAAAGATTTCAGAATGTTGATATAACACGGGATCTATCAACATTAGATGCTATGCATAATAAGATTATAAATAATTATAGTAAAAAAATAATAGATGATAAAAATTATAATGATAAGATAAATAATTTAGAAATAAATTATAAAAATATTAATGATGAGATAATAAAATATAATATTGATAATTTGAAAAATGATAATTTAAAGAATGATAATATCTATTCAAATTTATGGAATAGTAATATTTTAATTAAGGAAGAATTGAAATTATTACAAAATGAAATAAATAATATTAATTATTTTGATGAAATTGAATATTATGAAAATACAAGTTCTATTTTATTTAATTATTATGAAATGTTAGAAAAACAATCATCAACAAATTCTTCATCAAATAATAAATATAAAAATAAATCTATATTAGAATCATTTAATATTACATTACCAAAAGAAGATATTATTAAAGAAGAAGATGATGATAAAATAGTTGAAAAAAGCGATTTAGTTGATCAATATTTATCTATTACTAATAAATATTATATTAAAAAGATGGATAATAATTGTGATAATATTGAAATATGTCATCGTTGTAATATACCTTTAATTTGTTTACAACATGATGCAATTATGATTTGTAATAATTGTGGGTATCAGGAATTATTATTAGTAGAACAAAATAGACCAATATTAAAACAAAATACCAAAGATACATCTCATTTTAGTTATAAAAGAATAAATCATTTTAGGGAATGGTGTAATCAAGTACAAGGAAAAGAAAGCACAGATATACCAAATGATATATTTGAAAAAATATTAAATGAAATTAAAAAAGAAAAAATAATGGATACAAAACGAATAACTTATTCAAAAATGAGAGAAATTTTAAAAAGATTAAGAATAAATAAATATTATGAACATATTAATTATATTATCAATAGAATTAATGGAATACCTACACCGCAATTTTCAGCAGAATTAGAAGAAAAATTATGTTCAATGTTTAAAGATATTCAGGGACCATTTTTAAAACATTGTCCAAAAGATCGCAAAAATTTCTTATCATATAGTTATGTTTTATATAAATTCTTCCAAATTTTGGGTTTGAATGAATATTTGAAATTCTTTCCACTTTTAAAAAGTAGGGAAAAATTATATGTTCAAGACCAGATATGGAAAAAAATATGTGAAGATCTAAATTATAAAATTATTCCTTCACTTTAAGCACCAAAACCAATAAGACGGAAACCAGCACCAAGACCAACACCTTGACGAGCACCCGCAGCTATTGATGGAGATAGTAAATCAAATAGAGAGAATAAGCATGCAGCAGTTAAGGCAATCATCCAAACTTCACTAGATTGAAGTTTTTGTTCAGGTAAAACATAAGCGGCAATAGCAACAACAACAGCTTCTATCGCATATTTTAATATACGTATTAAAGCTTCCCAAATATCAAAACTATATGTTGGTTGTTGATTCATATTATTATACTATTATAATAATATATTTTTTATTTTTTTTCAATTAAGAAATAATAATATTAATTATTATAATAAATGTCTCAGATTAAAGAATTTTTTATTATAACGGCAAAACATTATATTGTTTATTCTTTATGTTATATAGGAATTATTAAATATTATATTAAAAAATGATTTATGAATTATTATTAATTATTTATTATTAATGAAAAAAATATTTTCAGCAGGTGAAACTATTGTTTATGCAACAACCGCGTATATAATAGTTAAACTTAATGTTATAAAAAATAAATATAGAAAATGATATAAGAATTTTTATTTATATTATATATATAATAAATGGGAGAAAATTTAGTATCTACAAAAGAACGTGATTATTTAGATGAAGATAAACCTATTAGAGGTCAAAATTATTGTTTAGTATCTTTTCTAAGTCCAGAAGATATTCTTAAAGAAAAAGAAGTTTATTATTTTTCACGATTTATTGATAAATTTGGAAAAGACATGAAAACTCTTTTAGATGGTATTGAAACTAAATATCCTGATTCGGCTGAACTTGTTAAAACTATTCGTTCAAATCATGATTATATTTTTAGTGCTAATGATCTAGATTCTCAATATAAATTTTTCAAAGATACTAATTCACATGAAATTGAAACTGATTTTCATAAAGAAAATGATTTTAAGACTTCAATGAGAGGTATTAAAATTCGAGGTGTTTTTGATACTATGGAAGAAGCTAAATCACGAAGTGAATTTATTAAACGTCAGGATAGTAAATTTGATATTTATATTTGTCAAGTTGGTTGCTGGTGTCCATGGTCTCCAAATCCAAATGATCTAACTGATCAAGAATATTCAGAAACTCAATTAAATACTCTAATGAAACAATATAAGCAAAATATGGATTCTAAGGATGAACTTTTCGAACAAAGAAAAGCCGATTTAATGGCTAAATCAAAGGTATCAAATGTTGCTGATGATCTAGCTGATCAAAAAGATCCATGGCTCGCTGCCAAAGAAGGAAAGGAAGAAGTTAAAGAAGAAGTTCAGGAAGAAGCTAAGGAAGAAGCTAAGGAAGAAGTTAAGGAAGAAGTTAAGGAAGAAGATATATCACGTACTGTTAGTGATTAAAAAACAGTTAATTATTTTTTTGTATTCATTAAATAAAAATGAAATCAATTGCTATTTTTATTTTATTCATTGGTGTAGTTTTAATAATAAAAAGTTATTATGAATCTAAATATTCAAAAATGGAAAAACCAAAAACAATAATTAAATATATTCCAATTAGTCAATATGAAGAGACATTATCAGATAGTGAAAAATTAGAAGAATTTTATAAAGGTATGTTTGAATTAACACAACCTAATATGTATGATATAAAAAAAATATAATTTATAATTAATATGGCAAAATTATCATTATTTGATATTGGATATATATTAATTGATAATATAACTAATGTTAAGAATGATAGTAATAAAATTAAATTATTATCAGCAGTTAAAACTCATAATATGGAAGTTTCTGATAAAAAAGAAGAAATAATTAGAAAAACAAATATATATTTAAATAAATATGATATACCGCGAAAAAATAATAATAATAATTATGATAAATTTTTGAGAAAAAAAGAAGATTTATTTAATAAATGGAAACAATCTAAAAAAGTTAAGGATTTATATGATTTAATATCATTACAACAACCAGAATATGATGAAGTTCGAGATATTTATACTATTTATGAAACTATATAATATAAACTTCATTTGTTAAATTAGATGTAAACATTGCTATATTAGTAATAAAACTAAATACAAATCCAAACATTCCTAATAGTTTTAATAAAGTTTGCCAAATTGCTAAAACTATTTCCCAAGGAAGAAATAAAAGTTGTAAAAATATATGCCATAAATTATAAAATAATTGAATTATTGGTAATACATAATAAACAAAAAATCGCATAAATGATATTTTAAAAATAAAACAATATAATCCAATTAACATATAAATAGCTAAAAGTATGTAAAAGTAATTTTTTGTTTTATACCAAATAAATGAAAAAGGATTAAACATTTATTATTATTATTTATATAAAATAGAATAATAAATTAAATGGCGGAACAAGTTTTTAAATTTAATTTTTTTGCGTTTATTATTGCATTTGCCATTGGAATGTTTTATGTATATATTGCAACACCAAAACCTAAAATTGTAATAAAATATCCAACACCTTATAATGCTAATAAGATTGTTTATAGAAATGATAATGATATTTGTTATAAATATAAAGTGAATGAAATCAAATGTTCGGATAATGTAATTGATCAACCTATAATATAAAAAAATAAACTTTAATTAGATGATAAACACACGCAATTTAATTGATAGATTGTTTTATACAAATTTTGGACAAATAATGATTAGTGCATTATTTGGTATATCATTAGCATTAATTTTTAATAGAGTATGTAAAGAAAATTGCACTATTTATTTTGCACCTAAACATGATGAAATTAATAATAAAATTTTTAAATTAGAAGAAACATGTTATAAATATACAACTGTAAATGTTCCGTGTAATGATAAAGCAATAGAACCATATGATGGTTATTCTAATGCATCAAATCAAATTAGTGGCGAAAAAGGATTAATTGATAAATTATTCGCGTAATTTTTATTATTATATATATAAATCATATTATTATAATAATGCAACATCAATCACAAAATAATATGATTACTCCAATTGATAAAATACCATTAAAAACTTCTGGTGCTAATATAACGGATGATATGGCTGATGATCCAATTGTTAAAGATGTTCTAAATGAATTTGAAAAAGAATTATCTTTAAATGAACAAACTATTAAAAATAATTATTTAATTAATAATAATCAGCAACAACAACAACCTCTTTATCATCCTTTACAACAGCAATTGCAACCTCAACAACAACAGCAACAGCAACAACAATTACAACCACAACAATCATCAACTCAAATAAATTATATAGATAATGTTTTAATAACTAAGACATTTATTATATGTATAGTAATTGCTATTGTAATAAATCCAGTTATATATAATACAATTTTAAGTAAAATACCTGAAAATTTATCAGGTATATTTGATAATTATAATTATATAATAAAAATAATATTAATATTTATTGCATTATATGCACTTATGTTTTATAAATTATTATGATAATTAAAATCATTATCAAAAGCTGCAAAATGTTTATTATCAGAATTTAATCCTTGAATTCCATAATAATTATCATCTGTTTTTATTTCTTTTTTATAATTATCTTCATTATAAATATTTGTTTGTGCTGATTGTAATAATTCATTTGATATATAAGGAATTAATGTACAATTTTCATTTTTAAGTTCTTTAACATAATGATCGGGTATTTCAGGTTGTGTTGAATAAGACTTAGGTTTAGTATCATCTTTAAAGAAATTAAAAAAAGATGCTAATGGATCATTAATATTAGCATTAGTATTAGTATTAGTATTGGAATAATTATTAATAGTTTCATATGCATTACTTAATGATAAAAATGCGGGACTTGATGAAAATGGAGATGTAGAAGATGAAGAAGAAGACGGAGACGGAGATAATGAATCATTTAATTGTTCACGTTTAGGCATTATTTTTTTTTGATAATATTTGAAATAAATAATTAAAAATATTAATCCAATTAGAAATCCAATTATTTCATCAACTAATAATATAATAATTAATATTATTATAGCTATGAATAATTGATTTGTTTTTGTATTTATAATAATTGGTAAATTAAAATCTACAATTATTACAAATATCAATAATATTATTAATACCGCTCTTATAAAATTTAATATCATCTACTATAAATTATATATAAAAATTAAATATATATTAATTAAATGTTGCAAATAATGACATCTTTAAGTAATAGAGGATATGGTATTACCAAAACACCAGAAAATAAAGAATTAATATCTAAAATTAAGAGTGAATTATTAATCAGTCCAAAGATTTTTTCAAATTCTTTTACATCAAATGTTAGCAAAGAATATCCTATTTATTTAGAAAGTGATAATAAATTATATATACCTAAATGTTATGGAATTGAAAAATATGGGTTTCCAATTGATGATAAATTAGGTTTTGGTGTTGATTGTCCTTTATTAGATTTTAAAGGAAAATTAAGAGATATTCAACAAGCTCCTATTGATGCATTTATTGATAATGTAATTACAAAAAAGAAATTAGGCGGAATTATTAGTGTTCCATGTGGTTTTGGTAAAACAATTATGGCTATTTATGTAGCCTGTTATTTTAAAAAGAAAACTTTATTTATTTCCCATAAAGATTTTTTAAATGAACAATTTATTAATAGTATTAAAACATTTGTTCCAGATGCAAGAATTGGCAAAATTAAACAAAGTAAAATTGATGTTGAAAATAAAGATATTGTTATTGCAACATTACAATCATTAGCTATTAGAGAATATGATCCTAAGATTTTTTCTGATTTTGGATTAGTTATTATAGATGAATGTCATCATATTGCATCAGAAGTATTTTCACGAGCATTTAGAAAAATGAATATTAGAATTACATTAGGATTATCGGCAACTTTAAATAGAAAAGATGGTTTAAGAAAAGTATTTGAATGGTATTTGGGTAAATCTGTTTATAAAATTAAGACAGATGTTAATGATTGTGATATGATTGTAAATTTACATAAATATTTTGTTCATGATATTGAATATAGTTATGTTAAAACTATGTATAATGGTACACCAAATATAGTAGCAATGGTTAATAATATTTGTAATTATAAACCTAGAACTATTTTTATAATTAATTTATTAAAAGATGTATTAAAGAAAGAACCAGAAAGAAAAATCTTAATTTTATCTGAACGAAAAAATCAATTAAAAGATATTGAAGAATTAATTGCAAAAAATGAAATTGCTTCTTATGGTTATTATGTAGGTGGAATGAAAATGTCTGATTTAGATATTTCAGCAACAAAACAAATTATTTTAGCTACTTATCAAATGAGTAGTGAAGGTTTAAATATTCCAACTTTAAATACTGTAATATTAGCAAGTCCTATTAGCGATATTCAACAATCGGTTGGTAGAATTTTACGTGAAAAAAAAACAGAAAGAAAATATAAACCATTATGTATCGATATTTTTGATGATTTCTCATTATTTAAATTTAAAGGTTATAAGCGAATTAAATATTATAAAAATAATGGATATTTAATTAAAACTTTTATTGATAATGAATTAGTTATTGATGGTAATGATAATGATAATGGTTTTGGAGGCAATGAAGACGATGCAGATGCAGACGGAGCTGATAAAAAAAAGAAATGTGTTTTTATCGATGATGATTAAAATAAAAAAACAAAAATCCAAAAAAATTTAATTCTTTGGATTATATATTTTATTTTTGTTTAAGAAAAATGAGCTGACTACTTGAGGTTCATTTTTTCCATAAATTCAAATGATAATGAAACAGATTCATTACCATCTTCATACATACAATCAGTATCTTCAACAATATATTCATCTGGATTTTGATCATATATTGAATTAAATTGATAATTCATCATAATCTCTTCGTCTTCATAAACTTGACAGCCGATGATGTACATAATTTGAAATGTATGAATAATTATTAATAATTATGTTATCATTTTTATTTATTATTACTTTTATTTATATTCATATTTATTCACTTATAGTTTCTATATTTATAATATTATCTTTAATATCTAAATATTGATAACTAGTTTTTCCAAATGATCGTGAAATACCTGTATCACAATACCAAATTTGATTATCTTTTAATTGAATTTTATCATATGATGTATGACCTAAAAACATATAAATAACTCTTAATTCTTTAAATAAATCAGATGTTTCATTTTTATCATTTTCTTTTCTATTCCATAATAATCCAGATGGACCAATAACAACGGAATCAATAATTTCTTTATCTTCAATATTTATTTTTTCATTTTCCAAATAATTTTTCCATATTTGATTAATATAAAATATATCTTTATTATATTTCTTTAAAACATTTAAATGTTGAATATCTAATTTTGCATGACAAAATAGCAAATCTCCAATTTTAAATATTAAAGGTCTTTTAGCTAATATTAATGCTAATGTTCCCTTTGGTTTAAATAATTGTTGTCTTATTTCACTTTTACTATTTTCTGATACATATGAAAAATCTCCAATAATATTCATTAATTCATGATTACCTATTAATGATATACAATAACCACCCTTAGCTCTTGCAATTAAATTTAAATTTTCTGTAAAATATATCATTTCATAATCTTTTAAAACTTCCCATTCTTTTGTTGGTGTTCTATTTAAACTATCTATTTGATCTCCTAATTGAATAATAATAGTTTCAGGAGGTTCCGCAATCCATTCTAAATTATTATTAATTATTTTAGCATTTACCAATATATTTTTAAATCTCCTTATATCGCCATGAACATCACCAATAATAACTAAACGTTTATGAGAAGGCAATTCATTTATATATTCATTATACATTGATGATATATTTAAAATAATATTTTATTTCTATATACAACTTCGCATAAAAATAAATTATCATTATTTTTTTTATATAAATATAATATAAATAATTAATATTAATGATTATGAAATTTTTTTCTAAGTTTATTAGATGTTTATTAATCATTCCATTATTATCAACTATTACAACATCTTTAACTATTAAATCAGCATTTATTTTACCTCAAATTGTTAGAGAATGGCATCCAATAGCTATTGAAAATAATATTGATAAATCTAAACCATATGTATATAATATTGGTAAATTGCCAATGGTTTTATGGTATGATAACGATATTCCATTATCAACTATTAATATTTGTAAACATCTTGGGGCAAAATTAAATACTGGAATAATTAATAATGGTTGTTTACATTGTTCTAATCATTTTACATCTTATAATGGAACTGATTCAATTGGAAATATAATTGAAAGAAATGGATTATTATGGTGGAGTTTTAAAAGTTATATTAAATCACCACCAAAGATTTTTAAAGATAGTGCAAAATTAAATCAAACATATATAGATATTAATGTTAATTTGATTAATGTTATATTAGAATTTATATATAGTAATAATAAAATAAAAATAAAACAAAGAAAAAATAAATTCTTTTTTAATGAACAATTATTTAATGCTGAACATCGTTTTTATTATAAATATCCTTATTATATTAAAGGATCAATTAATGATAAAATCAATTATTCAATTAATTTTTCACCATTAGAAGAAAACAAAACGAGATTATATATTAATATTGAAAATAATGTAGATACAAAAGATTTTTATAATTATTATTTAAATAATAAATTAGATAATCTAAAAAATTATGATAGTAATAATAATTATCTAAAATATTTAATTATGTTGAAAGATGATAATTCATATATGAAACAAATCTATTTATTATTTGATAAATATTCTTTTCCAAATGATTTCACTATTTCTAGTTTTTATAAATATAGACAATTTTATTAAATAATAATTCCATTATAAGTTTTAATTTTTATTTCATTACTTAAAAGCGGTTTAATATCAATATCATCCGATAATTTATTAATACTTGGTACTATTGGTTCTATAATTATTTTTTTATTATCATTTGTAAAAATGATATTTTCTGGAATGAAATATGTATCTTTTTCATTATTATTTATGAAATAATAAGAAGGATTATCAATGTTAGTAATGATATCTGAAAAATAATTATATTTGTCTGTTGTTGGTTTTCTAATATTAAAATAGCATTGAGTAATTTTACATTTATTTGTAATTATATCAATAGTTATATCAGCATATTTAACACATATAAATAAATTTGGCATTCTTAAATGTTTATAACAATCAATATTATTGATAATCTCATCATAATTAAATGGTGGCGGTAGTTTATCAATTATTAAATCTTGCTCATATGTTAAACATTTATTAATAATATCATCATAATTATCTTTAAAAACATTTATGAAATAATTATGACATTTAATAATAATATTATTATTATCTTTTACTATTTTGAAATTTCTTGGTGAAAAATCTAATTTAGATAATGCCATATTAATAAGATATTTATTATCCAAATCATCCATTTTTAAATTGATATAAAGATTATTTTTAAAATTCTTAAATCATTTTTTTATTTCATTATCATTAATAATAAAAAATAA